ACTCCTGCGCGCGTGCTTCGCCTTCGGCGTCCAGCGGCTCCAGGTTGGTGCCTGGCAGACCCGCGTACAGAACTTCGGCGCCTTCGGCATACAGCTGGTTGTCGATGAGCGACTTCTCTTTGACGCGATAGCGAACTGGCTGGCGCGGCTTCTCGTCGCTGCCGCCTGCAAACTGGCCGGTGCCTTCTGCACTGATCGAGCACATGAGTCCGGACATTGCGGCCAGCAGGTGCATGTTTTTGAAATTACGCATAATTTGTTGCTCCTATGCTTACGGGGCCGAAGCCCCGTTGCGGATTGATTAGACCGTGTAACCGGACTTGTAGTACATGTTTTTGACTGCCTGCACGTCTTTGACCACAGCAGCGATCACGGACAGGGTAGCGATCGCGCCCGTGTTCACGTAGCGCATGCCGCGGTAACGCTTCGGCGCGTACGGTGCAGCGGCGCCCCACGACAGCGGGATGATCGTACCGGCAGGCAGGTTGGCGATCGGGTAATCGTCCGTCGAGCTGATGACTTGCACGTTGGTCGTCAGCGCGGCGTCGTCAGCCTGAATCAGCTGGAACTTGACGCTGGTGCCGACCGTTGGCGCGGTCAGGATCGAGACCGCAACGTACATTTCTTCGCCCGCACCGTAGTCGCCGGACTGGTTGCCGCCCAGCGCCAGCGGCGCAACGTCGATCGTGTTGGATGAAAGGATGTTGCCCGCGCCGTTGACTGCCTGGCCCGTCAGGGCGCCAGATGCAGAAACCGCGCCGGACAGCAGCAGGAGACCGTCGAGAATCATAATAAATTTCCTTTAGCTTGAGCCGGCGTTATACAACGCGCGATTCGGTGTTGAGGATCTGGTCCACCTTGCGGAGCGGAACGCCCAGGAAGGTAGTCATGCGCTGCGCGGTGCCGAACTGGTTCAGGCCCGCTTCGATGGCAAGCACGTTGCCGGTCTTGTTCATCGCAGCAATGCGCAGCATGGAATAAATACTGCGGTTGGCGTAGAACACAGCGCGGCCCATGCCCAGGTTCGGGATGCGATCCAGTGCCTGCACCATCAGATTGATGATGGCGGTTGTAGCAGCAGCGGTCTGCGTGCCGGTCTGGCCTTTCAGGTCCGACACGTCGATGTTCGCGATACGGACGATATAGCGCCAGTCTTTCACGGCCAGGCCATTCTTCCACTGGAACAGCGAGCGGACAGCCTGATAGAAGTTGCCGTTTGCGTCAGGGACAGACTCTTCGCCCAGGTCCTGATGCGACAGACCGGCTTCCGAACCCTTTGGATACGGGCAGAAAACGCTTTGCTCGCCCCAAACGACCAGCCAGATCGACGTGTTGTCGGTGCCTACGCCGCCGGCGTCGATGATGTTGGCGCCGTTACCTGCAGCCAGCGAGCTGTAACGCGTAGTCAGGCCCAGGAATTGGCGTGGGTCAGTGCCAGGATTGCCGTAAAACAGCGCGGTGGCCATGGCCTGATTCATCGATTCCATGAACGCGCGGTCTTCGGATGCGCGGAACTCGGAGCCGTTACCGTTCAGTTTGACCAGCTCGACGTCGATATGCGAACGTGCTTCCAGGATGCCGACCGCTTCATCGACCTGCGTGGTGGTCGATTTGGACGTCGGGATACCCTGATTGATCATGCGGTAGAAGACTTGCGGCAGACCGGTACGAATCACGATGCGGTGACCGGTTGGCAGATTGCCTTCAATGAATACCGCGTCTTCGAGAATTTCATTGGTTTGCGAAAGGACTTCGCCCACTTTGGCCGCACGGCCATCGGGGTCTAGGCGTTTTGCCGCGTCCGCCAGGGTGAGTTGGCCGGCTGAAAGAAGTGCCATTTATATTGCTCCAGGTAGATTGTGGTGGTGATTAAGCCTTAACAGCCTGCGTAGGGTAAAGAGTATCGGCAAGGGAACGAATACCGCCCGTTTTCGTCGCATTGCCGCCCGGGACAATACGATCTTCGGCCAGCGCCTTGCCTGCCTTGACCATGAAGCGCACAAACTCAGGATGGTTGCCCAGCGCCGATTCGTCCAGGAGCTCGCGCAGCTTCGGCGTGGCGAACTGCTCCATGGCGCGGGCGGCGTGCGTCAGGTTCTCTTCCAGCTTGGCGCCGCCGAATTCCGGATCTTTGCGCGCCTCATCGCCCCAGGTCTGGCGCATGTTTTCCACCTGCTCCAGCTGGCGCTGCGCCATGATCGGCTGCATCTTGTCGATCAGGAGCTGCGCTTTGTCCTGCGGCAGATTCAGTTCACGAGCTACGGCGCTGAACTCGGTGGCTACTACGTCGTCCAGGTCCAGACCTTCCGGCGCCTTGAACGGCTCGTATTTCTCTGGCGCTCCTTCCGCCTTCGGCTTGTCGCTGTCCGCGTTCTCTTCGCCGTCTTTTTTTTCGACTGGCGTATTGGCTGGGTTCTTGTCATCGGCCGGCACTTTCGGGTCGTGCGTCGTGCGCTGCTCGCCCGGTGGCTGCGGGTCGGCGCCCGGTGGCGGATTGGCTGGGCTGGCCTGGCTTCCGAGCATGGTGCCGGACGTGCCCACGGCTGTGGTGGCTGGCGCTTCGGCGGTTGATCCGATTGGTGCGGCTGGGGTTCCTACGGCTGCTGTGGTCATGGCTGCTGCTCCTTCGTCATGGTTGCGTAAAGCTCAGGGCAATGTGCATGCACCTGTGCGAGTAATTGAAGCCCGGCATTTCGCCGGCCTTCGTTGAATGCCATAGTAAGCGCATCCGTGCTGAAACTTGGCAGAAACACGCCGGCGTCAGAAAGTTGTTTCCACACCAGCCGCCGGCCGCGCGGGTCGCGCATCAGCCACAGAAAATCCTCCTTCTGCTGCTTGGCGGCCAGCTGGCGCTTCTCGTCGCTCTGCCGGCGAATGTCGTCCTGCTGATTTGTGTCGATCGGGTCGAAGTCTTCCATGGTTATGCCGTCCATCCCGCGAAGCCCGTCGGTGGGGTGTAGGCGAATGCCGTGCCGCCGAAGTTTGCAACGATCGTCGACGCATTTGGCGCGATCATCGGGAACATGACCGTTCCAGGAATCCACGCCGCTACCGTCGTTTCCTGCAGCGTCTTGGCCGTTCCCTGCGCGACGTTGTTTTTGTAATACTGGATCGTGTAGTTGTCCAGATCCAGTGCGACGCCGATCACATCATTGGTCGTGTAGCTGGCCTGTGGGCTGTAGTTTGTATTCGCGTAATACTGCGCACCGAGCGAATAATAGCCATAGCCGTTGGAGTTTGCGCCCGGGAATGTCGTCAGCACGGCGTCGCTCTGGCCAGAACCGATAACCGCCACGGTGCCGACTGTGATTTTCGCCTCGTAATACCATTTGCCCGTCGACTTGCCGGCGATACCGCGAACCGATTTCAGACCGGAAGTGCCGGCCGCAGTCAGATTGCCGCCCGAAAGCGTGATGCCGGAAGCCGCGTCCGCAGGGTTCAGCGTGGTAAAGGTGCCGCCCCCGCCAGCTGCGGCCGGGGTGACACTGTTCGATGCTGCCGATTCGGCGCCTGTGTTGATCGCGTTGGTCGATTTCACTTTCGCATACACGGCCACGTCGTTGGCGGTGGTGACGACGATCGGACTCGATGCGCCGCTGGCTTGGCCAACCTGCACGTTGTCGGATACGCGATATGCGGTTGCCGTGTGCCCAGTGATCGCGCTGCCGCCGTCGCTACCCGGGGTGAATGGGACCGAGATAGAACCGTCGCCGGCGGTGATAGTTCCGATGGTCGGTGCTGCCGGCGCGGTGGCCGACGCCGCAGTGGTGAATGCCGCCGTGGTGACGACTGCCGAATCGTTGCCGGCGGCGTCCGTCTGCAGGAAGTGAATGTAATACTGTGTGGACGGCGCCAGGCCGGTTGCGTTGAACGTCTTGACACCGGTGGTAGTGATCGCCTGCGACGCGCCCGCCTTGACTGCCGGGGCCGTGGCCGTGCTGCTCGTGCTAACAATGCCAAACAATGTTCCGTTGGCCTCATTGGTCGACACCGTGCCCGTACCAGTGGACGTTCCGGTCGATGCCGATGTCGGGCTGGTCAGGACTGGGGCCAGGGTGTCCGCCGGCGGAGGTGTTACCACTACGCTGCCCGTTCCCACCGCTGTGGTGGCCGCCTTGATGATCAGACCCAGGCGAGTGCCCATGATGCGAACGCCTGGCGCGGTCCAGTGAACGCCTGCCGCATAACCGCTAATCGGCGCCGCGCGCGCCACTTTGTCGATTTCAGTGGCCGCCTGAATGTGTGCAAGGTTAATTGGGATCTCACCGGCTTGGCCCGTGATGCCCTCCGGGGTCAGCGGGCTGATGACAAACCAGCTGTTTGCGGCGCCCGTGATGCGTGCGCGCATGCCCAGAATCAACGCCTTGAGCGCGTCGAAATACTGCACCTGCGTCGTGCCCGTCAGTCCGTCCGCTTCGCCCTGCGCCCACATCGTGCCGACGTAGCGGCTGTTCGGATACAGAAGCTTGGCCGCGGTAATAGCCAGATTGGCGTCGGAAATGGCGCGCTCATAAAACGTACCGCCCGGGGAGCCTGGCTGCCATACGCTGCCGACCATAGCAGTGGAACCGACAGCCACAGGAACAATCAGCACGCGCCGATTTGCGGGAATGGTGCCCAGATACGCCTTGACGGCCCAGGTGGCCAGCCCGGTCTTGCCGGTGCGGATGCCGTTGGGCATGTAGAGCGGGTCGACGCCCGTGATGATCTGCCGGTAACTTGCTGTGTCCGCACTGGAGTTTGCCCACTGGAACACGCGCCCGGGGTCGCCCACGTCGATCAATGGGTCCCAAACGGGATTGCCTTCCATGTTCGACTGGCCGAACGCGCCGATGATGTCAAAGCCCACATCGTCCGCGTCGACACCAGCGCCGCCACCGATTGCCGCCGTGGCGCCAGAAGGCAGAACCAGCTGCGTGCCGGCGTCATTGAACGTCGGAAAGAATGTTTCGTCGCCGTCGCTCTGCTTAAAGCCGATCGGGCGGCCACTGTCGTCAATCAGGAGTACCGCAACTGCTGTTTTGTATCCGCTCATTTTCTGTTTATCCCTTTAGCCCATGCCCTGCGCGAACATGTCGAGCACATTTGACGCAGCGTTCCCGCCGTCCGTTGGTGTTTGTCCCAGATTCTTCGCCGTCTGACTGGCCAGGTTGATCTGCTCCTGTTGCGCTGCCTGGGCCTGCGCCTGTGCCCGCTGCTGCCGGATCATGGCCACTTGCTCGCCCGCCACGATCATGTTCGGGTCGACGCCAAGCATGTCGCTGTACGCATCCACCCAGTTGTCCGCGTCGAACTTGTCGAGCACGTCGGGCTTCATCGTTGCGATCTGGCCCAGGTTGCCCACGAAGCGGTCGACGCCATTGGTGGCCACAGCGCGCTGCGCCTGCGCCAGGACGGACGTGTAGACAACCTGCAGATCCTGGCCGTTGAGCTCCTGCGGTGGTGGTGGCAGTGCGCCGGCCTCCAGGAGCTGATCGAAAGCGTTGTCGACCAGCGGATTCAAGCCCTCATTGTCCAGGCGCTCGATGACCGGGCCCAGCATGAGCAACTTTTCTTCGTGCCGCTCTGCCACTTCCGTGGCCGTCATGCCGGACTTGTCGATGTTCGACAGCATCAGGAACAGGTCGGTATAGAACGCCTCCCCGATCCGGTGCCGCACTTCCGCCATGTTCTGCTGCAAGTGGCTTAGGTCCAGGTTCACCTGCCATGCGGATTGGATCTTGCCGTTGGCAGTGGCCGGGTCGTAATAGCTGATCCCGCCCGGCAGCATGTCGACTGCCTGATTGACCATCGTGATCGGCACCTGCAGGGGAGGTTTCGTCTGGTAGTCGATGGCCTGGCCTAGCCGCAAGTTCTGGTGCTGGAGCTGCTTGACGTCGCCCAGTGCTTCCATGGCCGGGCTGTTGCCGTACACGTCGCCGCCTGTGACTTCCCATCGCGGTGCCACGCCCGGGAACCGCTTGTAACCGGACTCGCGCAACACGCCATTGTGGTCGCTTCCCAGCTCGAAATACACGCTGCGCCACGCCATGTTCTTCGCGTCGCGCTTCTCGGTGTCACGGTCGGCGCGCGGCTCGATCGCGTGAATGAGCGTCACCCAGCTGTCCAGCTGGCCGTTGGCGTACATGGTTTTGATCGTGTTGCTGCAATTGTCCAGGCCGAATTCCCCGACGATCTCCGCGACTGTCTTCTGGAATTCCCGGTACAACGTGCAGGTTTCGCCGCGCCAGTTCTGCGCCAGGCAGTATTCGCCGGCGGTCAGCGGGTAGTGACGGATCACGTCCTTGCTGTCGCCCGTGATCAGGCTCACGCCCGTGCCGAACGCGCCCATTTCCTGATACAGACTGTGCAAGCCGCGATAGGTATTGGACTTCTGGAACACGGTCAGGATCAGCTGCGTGACTTCATCCAGCCAGATACGGACGGCCGGCACCTTCATGAGCTGCTTGTCGTGCACAGCCAGGCGGAACCACGGCCGGGCCGGTGAGGTGGCGCCGCCCATCAAGCCAGCGGACAGGATGCGCAGCGAGCGCGTGCCCGTCGAATCGTAAATCGCGTTGTGCTTGGCCTCGCCGCGGTTGCGGTCCTGCACAAAAAAACGCCCCGATCGGGGTTGAATGTGGCGCGAAATGTCCTGATAGTGGGCAATCCAGCTGCTGCGCTCTGCCTTCAAGGCATTCCAGCGCATGACCAGCTTCTGCCGGTCGTTCATGGAGATAGTCATTAACCGCCCCCGCCCAGGAGAGTCGTGCGCCCCAGCGACAGCGCGGACGGGTCAATGCCGCTCGGTCCGGTCAGCATGGTGCCGCCGACGCCGCCCTGTGCCGCCATGCGGTTCGACGACAGCAACGTGGCGCCGTTCGGTTTCTTCTGGTTGGCCTTATTGTTGGCCAGCTCCGCCGCCTTCTCGGTCTTGAGCGCCTGCTTCTGGGCAAAGTCCTGCGCGCCCTCCGCCGCTTTCCGTTGCTGCCGTGACGAGTAGGCCGACGCTGCCGCCGTGATTCCCGTCGCAATCGCTGTAATTGCCATGATATTTCCTTATGCCTGTGGTTCTTCGGTGGGGTAAAGCTCTTTGCTGTAGATAATGTCCTGCACCTTGCAGCCACGCCGCGGCAGGATCTGCGACAGGGCCGTATCCTCTTTCGCGTGCCACAGCATCATGCGCGCGCCGTATTCAGCGGCCACGCGCTCGGTTTCGTCGATCAGGCGCATGGGCGTGCGGCCGACGCGGTATGGCTTGGCCACAAAAAGCACGTCGTTCGTCGCCATGTACAGGCTGGAATAGTGCAGATTGACCGACAGCAGGTTGACTGAATAGCCAATCATTTCTTCGCCGTCATAGGCCAGGACGGCGAACAACCCGCCCTCGCGCTCGATCGCGGCATAGATCTCGGTGGCCGGGTCCAGCACCATCAAGTGCTTGTTGCGCGCGGTCTCTTCCCAATGCTCGCGCTGGAGCTCTGCCGTAATCTCCAGTTTGTCGCTGATTTTGTCCGTAATGACGAATGTGATGGCCATGGGAATATCTACCTTTCAAGGATGGCATCGTAGAGGCGGCGCCTGATTGAACGAATACCGGGTTAGCTGGCGTAAGGGTCGTAATCTTTGGCCTGTTTCTTGGCCAGCCCCATGCGCTCCATGGGGGATTTCTTGCGTACTGGGCGAGCAAAGGACAGCGCCAGCGCGTCGGCGCGGCCAGGCGACGGCAGTTTGCGCGCCTTCATGTCCTTTTTGCTTTCCAGCTGTATCTTGCCGTCGTTGCGCGGCACGGTCTGGGGCGAGATCAGATCGTTGTACAGCACCTGATCGGTCGGATCGATGGCGCCGCCGTCTTCCAGCCACTGCTTCGTGGCCTGCCAGATCTCCGCGCGCTTGTTCAGGCAGCCCGGGTTCGACGATGCTCCAGCGAACCAGACCAGATCCCAGTTGCGGCCCATGGTGCGCCCGGCGCTCACAATGCCAGTGCCATAGCCGGCGTCGATGAATACCGCGTCAGCCTCGTGTTGATCTTCCAGCCCGGCCAGGATCTGCGCGACGTGAATATCGTTGTCGTTCTTCTCGATCACGCGCAGCACCTTGAAGTTCAAGCCCTGGCGCTTGGCAATCACGAGCTCGTCGTCGCCTTCCCAGGCGGGATCACAGGTAATGATCACGGGCGCGAAGCTGTATTGCTCTTCCCGCAGGACGCGTTTCTGCGCTTCGTCGACGGAATCGGTGCCAATGAACTGTTTGGCGCTGGCCTTTGGGAACATGCCGCGCACGCGCACCTTCACAAAGTCCGAATCCTCGCCATAGTCGGCCACGAACTTGGCCAGCTGGTCCTTGTTCGTGATCCGGACGGTGCGGCTGTCCACCTGCCGGCAGCTCCAGCGGTGGCGATAACGACGGAAGCATTCGCGGAAGCGGCCAATGTTCTGTGTCGGGTTGCCGAACGCTACCCAGATGATCTCGGTGTCTTCGTCCGTCAGCGCGCCTTCGGTCACTTCCCAGATCACATCATCGATCGCGCTGGCCTCGTCGAACACGATGAGAATGCGGTTGCCTTGATTGTGCAGGCCGGCAAACGCCTCAGTGTTGCCGGCGCTCCAAGGGATCATGTCGATACGCCAGGACTTCTCGTGTTCCGGGTCCGTGCTGAATATGCTGGTGGCGGTTAGCTTGAACCAGTGCTTGCAGATGCAGAGCCGATACCACTTCGACACCTCCGCCCAGGTCTTCGTGCGCAGCTGGTTGTCGGTGTTCGCCGTGACGACGCCCTTTGTGTCTTCCCGCGTGCACATGGCCCACAGCACCAGCCAGGACACCAGCGCCGACTTGCCGATACCGTGGCCGCTGGCCACGGCGATCTGGATGGCCTCCGACGTGCTGTTGATCTCGCCCGTGCGCAGCTTCTCCCCGATCTCTTCCAGGACGCCGCGCGCCCAGTCGTCCGGGCCTTCGGGGAATTTGACCAGCTCCCCGTGCCCCCAGTCGAAGGCATATAGGACGAATCCTAACGGGTCATGCGTGAAACCGGCGATGTCTTCCACCAGGCGTTGTTCCAGCTGCTGTTCCTGATTGTGGTTTGACATGCCGGTGCGCCTTAGATGATGGGGCCGACGTCGGCCTCTACCACCGGAGGAATGCCGCGCAGGTAGTCTTCGATGGCTCGCGCCTCACCGATCAGGTATGACGCTTCGGCTGGGCCGTTGCTGCCCCACGCTGTGATGGCCAGCTCCAGCGCCGTGATGCGCAGGCCGAAGGCGTCGGCAGGGTCAGGAGCTGCTTTGGTCATCTCCTCCGGCTTTGTTTTTAGCCCCATGTCTTCGCGAATGCGGTTAATGCCCCGCTGTATTTCTTCCTCCATAGTTGCTTTTTGTTTTGCGTGTATGCGCAGTCGTTCCCTTGCTTCGCGTTGGTCTTCGCTCATGGGGTAGTTCCTTTCAGGGTTGATAGTTGGATGCGCCGACGATCGGATACACCTTGCCGCGCTGGCCAGCAGGCACATGGCGGGCGTCGCGCCACTGGCTGCCGACGACATAGCAGGCGAACCGGCACAGCAGGACCAAGTTTTTATGCGGCATATGGATCTTTTTCATGGTTTTCCTTCGGTGGTTTCAGCGAATCACAGCGGTCATATGCCAGAAAACGCGGGTTCTGACTCGTGCGAGCCGTTTATTATTCGGCGTCGTCCTGCTCGTCGTCCTGCGCGCGCGGTGCCGTGAGCAAGGTCGAGCGCGCAGCCACGGCACGAGCCCGTGCGTGCTGCATGCGCTGGGACAGCGTGGTGTTGTTGGTAATGATCACCTCCTGCTGCACGCGATCGCCGTATTCCTTCGGCAGCACGCGGGCAGATTCCCACTTGATCACGTCGATCATCAGGCGCGCACGCGCGGGATCGATCTTGGAATTCTTCGCGATGTCGTGCATATCTTGCACACGAGTACGGACATATTCCTCGCGCGCACGGGCGTGAAGCTGTTTAAGTTCCACAGAGGCACCAATCCGCTTCACGATATTGATGTAATCGAACTTGGCCAGCTTACAACTCTGCTTGAGCGTCAGGCCTTCGCCAATGCGCGCGATAACCTCCGCTATCTGTTCCTCGCTGATGTTCAGCGCCCCGGGCGTCTTGGTCATGTTCCTACCCCTGGCCCTTGGCCTGGCCCGCGATCATGCGCAGGGCACAGTCGGTGAAGGGCATGGCCGGGCCGCCGCTGGTGTTCTTCTTCGCCGCCATCAGGAATTTGTTCTTGAGCGGCTGAACGTCGCGCGCGTCGATTGATTCGCCCAGCATGTATTCCGCTGCCAGCACCTCAGTGCGCAGCAGGGGGAGGCACTGGCGCAGCATCGCGGCATAGTCCTCCTTGTCCACGATGTCCTGCGCGGCCTGTTGCTCTGGGGTGAGCGGCGCGGCCTGCTCGGTCTGTTCTTGGGTCATGGCTTATTTTTCCTGTGTGGTGTGAAGAATGATCACCTTCCAGCCAGCGATGGAGACAGCGCGGCGCCGGTAGGTGCAGATGTTTTGTACGGTAGGAATGGGAACCTCAAACTTGGCGGCCAGCTGCGCGTAACTCAGCCCGTCTTGCTCGCGCAGCTCCCGCATAAGGTCAACTTCATGGTCGGTCAGCTTGGCATTCGCGTGCGTTTCGCCCAGGCGCATGCCTGTTTCACTCACAGCCACATACACCTTTCGGCTTGTGGCCGGCAGGATCTGGTCCGTTTCCTCTACCTGCATGGGCGTTGGCTTTCGCATTTGAATGTCCGGTTATGGCTTTTGGAAAGTATATCATTCCCCCCATGAAACCGAACCGATTCGCTCCTACATTTCCGGGGCCGCCTCCGGTACTGTGTCGCCGTAGACCATCCATACACGGCAGCGCATGGCAGCGACCAGATACGACTCGCCTTTGATGAACGCTCCCATGTAGACCGAGCGCCAGCCGTCGACGTGCCAGAACACCTCAATGTGCTCGCGCGCCATGATCTGACGCGCGAGCCGGTGGTTGCTCGACGGGCAGAACGGCCGCAGCTCTGTGGTGTCCTTCCCCGTCTTGACCAAGTAGCAAACCGGCCCGTTCTCGTTCACGACACCGACAAACGCATGTTCTGTCGGTGCCACAATCGGGTCTGACGTGGAACCACTGCTGGCCTTTTCCGCCATGGCCACCCAGTAATCGAGCGTGGCGCCGGACAGCTCAATTGTCTTCACTGGCGCCCCACCGGGTGAAGAACCCGAACAGAACCGACACCCCGGCCGACAGCGCCAGCAGGACAATACCGCTCGCGATGATGTAAAACGCTGTTTCCAATTCCATATTGCCTCCTGTTATGCCATCGCTTGATCGGCCACGTTGCACGCCTGCCGATATGTGCCCACTTCAATGCGCGGGATTGCTCGTAAGTATGCTTGCAAACAGGCACGGACCGCCAGATATTCCTGCGTAGTCAGGTCCACAAAGGCGGTCGGCCGAGCTCCGGCTTTGCCCCAGGCGTTGCCAGCGTTGCGCGCCTGCTCCAGCCCGGGCGGATACTTGAGCCGGGCGAATATGTACTGCGCGGCCACCAGGTGATAACTGATGTAGTTGTAGCCGGCCACGCCACACAGCCCCCGCTTCGCTGTGTCGAAGTGAATCAGCACGAATAGCGCCACCTCGTCAGCGTAATCTTTGGGCACCTTCTGCTTGCCGGCGATGAGTTCGAATGGGGTCCAGATAGTAGGCATCATTTGGTCTTGTCCTCAATGTTCAGTGTCTCGGGCACCTCGCGGGCTTCCACGTCGATGGCGTCCTTCCCATAATCGCGCCGCTGCGCATCGTCCACCATAGCGAGAAAGGCGGCGTTGGCTCTGGCGGCCGCCTCCTGTTCTTTGACAGCTCGCTCGTGCCTAATCTGCAGTTTCAGCATGTGCATGCGCGCCTGCAGTTGCGCCTGTTGCATTATCAGATCGAAATTCATGCTTGCACTCCCAGACTAAGCTCTGCTAAACGCTCGGTGTCCCACGGACCCGTCACCAGAACCGATCTCAGCCCGATATCGCGGTAGACGCACCAGCCCACAAGCCGCGGGCTGTAAATCACATACAGATGGCCCATCATGCGGCCACCAGACTGGCGCGGCACGCCTGCTGCAGGACGCCTTCTAACCGGATCATCCACGCGCGCGGCCACTCGTTCTCCTTCTGTTTCAGGTCCGATCGCTGCGCCAGGACGAACTGCTGATGATCGCCCGGCTGGAGCGTCACGCCCGCGCGCAGTCGGCGCACGATGTCGACCAGCCAGGCCATACGGTTCAGCTCCTGCGTCGTCATGTACCAGTCTTCCGGCTCGGCGCCGAAGTGGATAAAGCACAGCCACTGTCCCTCCCCATTCGTGCCGCGGGAATTAGTGGCCAGCATCGGGCAGTTACTTGCTGCGCATGTGCAGCGGTCAACTTGGGTATCGCTCATCTGTTAATCTCCGCAAAAGCACGCAATTGTTTCTTCGTCGACATCATCAAACATATCGGACTGGTCGGCCGCGTAGTCGATCATCTGCTGGTAGCTGGGTCGGTCATTGCGGAACCGGCCCCCGCTGGCCTTCGACGACAGCGCTTTTTTCTCTTGCACCGCCCACCAGACTGCTTTGCTCGGCGTGCGCTTAATCGACGTAAATATTTGGTTCGCGCCTTTCAAGAAACACAAGTCACAATTCCCGTCCGGCGTCACGCCGTTGTCATTGCGGAGCTGGAGATCGAATGGCTGGGCGGCCCAAAACTCGGTTACGTGGCGTTTCATCACTTGCGCGTCAGCCAGGGGCAGAATCATAGTTTCTTTGATCGTCTCAGGCGATGGCCGGGCGCGGATCTTCGACACACGGCGCTGCTCGTCAGCACGAATGCCGACCATCTGATCCCATCCGTCGCCATTTTTCCAGCCCAGCGTTTTCAGATATTTGTGCATCGCCCTGATTTTCAGCTCGACCGTGCAGAACCGCGTCACCGGGTTGGGCAGGTACTGGCGTTTGTCGATCAGGGCCGCGAATGGCTCGCCGTTCCTGCTGGCTGTTTCGAAGTTCACCAGCGCGAAGCCGTCGCCATCCGGGCGGTATTCAACCCATTTGATATCGACATTCCATTGTTGAGCCATATCGCGGACAAACTCCAGCGTTTGCTCCGCCTCTTTCCCTGTGTTCGCAAATATCACTTCGACGCCTTCGGGGATCACGCCACCGTTCGACTGGAGCACGCGCCAGAGCATATATCCGGAAGTGCGTCCGCCGGATACGCTGATCGCTGTTTTCCCGTCAATGTAGAAAGGGTCACTCATAATCTTGTTTCTCCACTGGAATCATGTTCTTTGGCTTCAACGTCAGGAGCAAGGCTTTGAGATCCGGCTTCGGCCCGCGCAGTCGTCCGGAATTTCCGGATTGCTCGATCGCCACCGCCGGCTGCGGCTTCGGCGGAGCGAGTAGGCCCAGGCGTACACCTTCGGCAGCTACCGCTTGCTGATCCTCATACGTGCCGCCTGGCGAAACGAAGTACACCGGGCCGCGGCGCTCGAGCTTGGCACGCTCGACAAGGCGCTCATAGCATCCCTTGAAGGCCATGCGCGCCGCCACAAGATCCGGCTTTGGCAGGGTCAGGAACTGATTCGCGACGGCCAGCGCCTGCGCCGTCACGTCATTGAGCAGCCCGGGTTCCCCCTCCAGTTTGGGCACCTGCGCCCATGCTTCATCGGCCGACAGCCAGGACACGCGCCGGCGGCGCTCGATCTGGAAACTGATATCGGCCACCTTCGGCGTGAAGCGGCCGCGCTCAGGGTCCTGCCGGTGTGCCGCAAGCGCCGCTTCGATCAGCTCCAGCGGGTAACGCTCCAGGTCCGTGAAGAACATGGCTTTGGCGGCCGGGCTGATTACCTTGTTGGCGCCGCTGCCGATCATGTCGTACGTCAGGTCCAGCAGCTCAAAGAATGGGAGGCGGTCGGCGGGCGTCATGGAATATCTCTCCGCATGATCATGCCGTTATCGCAGCGGTAGACCGCCTGCGGAACGTTGCCCGCATAGCCAGCAACGACGCAGCCGTGGTCGCGAAGGTACTGCACCTGCCGGATAGATCGCGCCTGCTCGCGCTTTTTGCTGTCATAAAGCAGGCCGAAAAGCGCAACAACCCCCACGATACCGGCCCACTTGACCCAGAAGAAAAAGCCTACCATCTCCGCCGCCACTGTCTGCATTTCTTCTTGCATATCATTCATGGATCAACCTCGCGTTATCTCCTGCCGATTGATCGAGCAGCGCCAGCGCGATCGCGTTGTTGGCTGCATTGACGTCCGTGGGCGCCGGGCGTGCCCCAAACGGCTTGCGTGGGCCTGTGTCATAGCCATAGCCCCGCGCTTCGACCTTCGGCGCGAACAGCCCCTGCCAATTGTTCATGATCGACTGATTCAGGATCACGGAAACGTCCAGGTCGTCCGCGTACCAGGCCGTCAACTGCTTGATCAGCAGGGTCTGCGCGTAGGGTGTGGCCGGCTTCTTCATCTTTTCACGCATGCCCAGGAACTCGTTCCACGCTTCAACTGGCAGCCAGGCCGGCAGCACAACGGCCACGGCTTTGGCTTTCTTCACCGGCTTGGCCGCCAGCTTGTCGAACTGGGCCAGCAGGTCGCGCAGCTCGGTGCGGTTGATGGTTACAGTAGCGGCCGCCGATGCGATCAGAGCGGCGCGCAAGGTGTCGAATTTGGTCATGGCAGGCACCTATCACTTCCGCAGCAGTAACTCATTTCGGCTGTAAATTCGTGTGCTTGGCCCGGAAATTCATAGACCTGCTCGCAAGAACGGCATTCAGCCGACAACGTGCCCATCATGTCCTGCGCGAGTCCTTCGGGCAATTCTGGCCCCATACGGCGGTATGGCCGGCGGCCACTGACAAACAGCCCTTCGCGTTTGTTACGGCTGCTCAAAATACGCTGATTCATTTGGCACGCTCCGCAAGCATGGCTGCTGCGTAGTCGAACGACCAGCGGGCAAAGGTCTGGGCGATTTTCTCACCCTCACGTCGCGGGTAAAAGGCTGGCACGTCCGGCGCGTGTGCGGCGAAGTAGTCGCGCAGCGACATGCCATTGAAACCTTCGTCTTGTTGGTCGCCTGGCACCGGAAAGGCTGGCCCACTGTCAATTTTGCTCATGGCTCTACCCCATCAAAAGCTGCGTTAATCAGAGAATCACCGAAGAAAAAGCTGGCCACCATGCCAGACAGGAAGGTGGCAGCGGCCGCTTCCCACTCGCTGCGCTCTACCAGGTCATAAGCGACAGCGAACAACAGCATGGTGAGCACCAGCAGGGAGCCCAGGCGGGCAATGCGCGCCCCGGTCATGACTGATCACCGATCATGCCGCCCGGCATAGGCTTGTAGCCAGTGGCGAAATTAACGATGTCGTCCAGCTCCTTCGTCGTCGGCGCCGGCGCGAAGCCCATGCGCCCGTCGATCACGCGCTTGACCATTTCCAGCAGAGCTGGCGCCATGCAGATCACGGGAACGTCGCCCGCCTTTTTGATGCTGGCCACTACCTTGCCGGTGCCGTCAGAGACTTTTACCCAGCCGTTGATATTGACCGCTGGCCGCCATGGGCCGGGGGATCTTTGTTGCATTGACATGTGAAAACTCCTTATTTTTAGGTTCGTAGGGACCGCGTACGCCGGTCGCTGCGTGTGATGGCCGGTGCTGATATCCGGCATTGCAATCCCGCTGTGCAAGAAAACCTTCAAGAAAACTTGCGTCGCAGTACACGCATCAGCCTGCGCATTCACCACAAGGGCGGCGACTCAGGTAAAAGGCCCGACCGGGACACTCCCAATCCGTACCAGCCCGTTAGAATCGCCGCGCTTGTGGTGACTGGTTACGCCAGTCAGGCGTTGATCATTTTGGGAAATCGGCTTGTGGACCGGCATCTTTCGGGTAGATCTTGGCCTTGTTGCCGCACATAGTGCATAGCGGAAGATCCGATTTTGAAACCACTTCATACCGCTTTTTGTTCATGCCTCCAGTCGAATAAAGTCTGCAAACCGTGTCGTACCCTGTCCATGTATGAGCCGTTACTGCCTTCTTCTTTCTTACTAAAAACATTTCGATTGCTCCTATTCTTTGTTTGCTTGGGTTTTGGTTATTTGCAAGAGGTTTGAGCGGAGCTAGCCCTTAACCTGATTAGCTCCTTCAGAAACGACATCACTGTGCAGTGAGGAATCGCATTCGCCCGACAGCCTAACGAGGAACCGGTGCTATCTTCGCCGCCGGCATGCGTGGTGTTGCATCCTCTTAACCCCCAAGTACCACTTCTCACGCAGGCCGCTTAGGGTTTGATTTCCCCGGCTGTGCGCCAGTTGATGCGACGTAGAGACGAAAAAAAACCGACTTTGGCTTTCCGTGCTCGATGTCTGGTGACGGCCAGATGGGATTTACCCTATCGAACACAGAAACCGAAGTCGGCTCTGGTTTTTGTCAACGCCGTCACATCAACAGAAACAATTGTGCCTGTGTATTTGATCCCGGTCAACAGGATTCGCGGAACTTTATATAAATTTCCACCCAACAAGCTGCGAGTACCCTTCGACCTTGTGCAAACCGTCGGCTTTGTCCACGAAAACGGACAGAACAGCCTCCGATCCGTCTTTTCTGACGCCGATCAGCTGGAAGCCTTCCTTGTTTGGAATGCTGGCCAGCGGGCGAAGCGTTGGCTTTCTGTCGTATCTCATGATGCGTTCTCCAGTAGGTCAGATTGCGGTTGCGGTGTCTCGATCGCCGTCACGCGCAGCAGCACGCGGGCGCCTTTCTCGTCGGGTTCCATGCGCTGGCTGGAAATGCGGCGAACCCATTTGTCATCTTCGATCACGATGTCCTTGATTGAATCCAAGAGCACCTTGTTCGCGTTGTCCAGGTCGATCGAGCGCACGCCGTCGTCCCAGTTCACGCCCAGTTTGCGCTGGCGCGCTTGCCAGTCCAGCGGACGGTTCGGGTAAAGCCAGATCTCCAGCTGCACCCGCCCCGTGATCGGCGCCTGAATGCCGGCGGCGCGCGCCAGCGTCAAAACCTGCGCCTTGTACGATCGCGCCTCGTGCGTCACGTAGGTCATGGCCATGGCCGGTTTGCCCTTCGGCTTAACGACGCGCGTGCCCCAGTAGGCATTGGCGGATACAGGATAGGGCAACACCAAAGTGATCTTCTTGATACGCAACGTGCCCTGCTCTGCGCGCCACTCGTCGCGCCGCCGGCAGTTTGTTGGATCGCTTCCAAACTTGAGGCACGAGCATTCCCCTGTACCTGGCCGTCCGCAAAATTCGGTTTCTTGTGTCATGTGATCAGTCCCTTCTGTCGGAGAATTTCATGGGTTGCGTCGCGCGCACGGACAAAAGCCGCGTCGAGCAAAAGTAGGGTCAGCCAGCTGGGCCGTGGCCGCCGGCCGTCCAGCACGTCATGGCAGGCGCTGCACCCAAAGCACGCCGCGATGTCCGGCGCCTTCAAGCCCATGCCCTTGCCATCGGCCAGCTGGTTGGAATGGCACAGCACGACAGTGGCCGGATCGAAGTTGCAAACGCCCGGGATCTGCAGCGTGCAGTCCTGGCCAGCGGCAGCGCGCCGGATCGGCGTCATGCGCGGGCCGCGCGACTTCATTGGCTTGCGCTCGCCAGGCGCTTTGCGTTTGAAGCCGGTAGGCTTGAGTGGAGTACGGCGCATCATGGCTGTGACTCCTGCTCATAACTGCTAATAATTTTCTCGATCCCCTTCTCAGCCAGGAACACGGCGACGTCCGGAAACAGATACTTGGCCGCGTGCTCGGTGCGCAGAAACGCCCGCACGCCCTCGTCGTACGCCACGAACTCGTCTTCGCTGCAATCGTTGAAGTTGGTCGACTTGGGCACCGGGAACACGCCGCCCTTCGGACCAGGCATCCAGTGCACAAACCCGCTGCCCACTTTCAGCCACAGCCGGAACTGCTCAAAGTCCGCCAGGCGCTCCTGCGACTTGAACACATCGCTGATCATCTTCATGTGTTTGCGGTGCCGCCAGCCCTGCCGTGGCCGCTCCAGCTTGATGCTCACGTACTCGCCTGCCGCGCACTTGTTCATGCCGCGCCAGAACCGGTTCCATGCCTTCGTGTCCTTCTCCGTGGCGCCGCTGAAATACTCAAACAGAAACCGGCGCACGATGGGCGCGTCGGCTTCGGAGAGCTCGGCGTCCGTCTGTTTCACCAGGATGATCTGCATGATTATTCGCCGGCCGAATCGTTCACATGCTCGCATTCCAGGCGAGCGACGCGCTCCGCGTCTTCCAGCTCATCCACGCGTTTCAGTGACCATTTTGTCTTGCGCATGATGGCCACGCGCACCAGATCCGTCACGGCCAGCTTGCCGTGGCGCATGCGGCTAATGTGACTTGGCTGCACACCGAGCGCGTCGCACATTGCCCGATCGTTCTTAAATCCTTTTTCCTTGATCACTGCATCGAACAAGGCATGCTTTTTTGCTGCTTCCATGGTCTGTTTTTCCTTAATGGTTGGGTGAGTGCTGCTATACGCAGATTAGCACATTACGTTTTCTATGCGCAACGAGTTTATTTCACACGAACATTTGAATAATTGTTGTGCCGAAATCTGAATGTGTGTAAGCTGATGTTTGTCGGAACCAAACCCCCGCCCTTCGGGCACATTACTGAAAGCAGATTATGAAAACCAATCACCAGTTTGGCCTTTACTTCACAACAACACCCACTGGCGCGCGCTTTTTTGTGATGGACGATTTCGGCAACGCCGTACACGTGTGTCACGCAAAATGGTTCCAGGCTGCCGAATTTATCTTTTCCGGATTCGATTCGAAGCACTGATCCATCGCAACCACAGAACACCAAACGCCGCGCCCGACGCGGCTTTGTCGACAGTACCCACCCTATCGAAAGCTGATCATGAAATATATTCGTTGGCCTACCCTGTGCATGCGCTGCGGCAGCACGGAACACACCTCTGATGAATGCACCCGCATCCCGCCGCAGATGGGCATGTCCGATCAGGAGCGCGCTTACTCCATGGAAGTCAGCCAGGACGCGAAAGCAATGATCCTGCTGATCGTATCTGTGATCGCTGCTCTGATGATCTTTGCCGCGCTGGAGGTGACGCCATGATTGATCTGCCATTTGCGGACGACGAACTACCCATGGACATGCGCGAACGAGCCCAGCAGATCGCCGCAGAAGTCCGCCTGCGTGTGGTGCCATGCACCTGCGCCGCATGCGTGATCCAGCAGAACCTGCCAGCGGTACAGCGCATTCTGGCTGCGGCCCGCGCGAGGTTGACGCCATGAGCTGCGAAAAATGCCTGCACCCCGATCTGGGATACAACACGGGCGAGATTGGCCAAGGTGGCTATCTCGATTGCGCTTGCGGCGTGGCCGACGAACGGGCCGCATTTGAAGACCTGATGACGAAACAGCGCCGGCTGCCGCTTGATGCGCGCGACTGGCACGCTTACCAGCTCGGCAAAGCTGCCGCCCTTAAACAACTCACCACCAACCAGAAAGCTACGAAATGAACGCACTTGCTACCCAAACCGCCGGCACCATGACCGCCGTCCCAGAAGATGATCTGATCCGCGTCCTGCAGAACTCGCAGTATCCGGGCGCCCAGATCGGATCTGTCCAGCTGGTGCTGGGATACTGCCAAGCCGCCGGCCTTGATCCGATGCAGAAGCCGGTCCACATCGTGCCCATGTGGGACAAAAACACCCGCGCCATGCGCGACGTGATCATGCCTGGCATCAGCCTGTACCGTACCCAGGCTGCGCGCACGGGCGAACACGTAGGCACCGACGAACCGGTATATGGTCCCATGATTGATCTGCCTGTGACCGGTGGCACGGTCCGCGTGCCTGAATGGTGCAGCGTCACCGTGTGGCGCATGAAGTCCGGCATCCGTTGCGCATTTGTCGCGACCGAATACTGGGAAGAAAACTACGCTGTCGCTGGCAAAGACACCACTGCGCCGAACGCTATGTGGAAGAAGCGCAGCCGCGGCCAGATCGCCAAGTGTGCGGAAGCCCAGGCGCTGCGCAAAGCCTTCCCGGATACCGTCAGCAGCGCGCCGACCGCCGAAGAAATGGAAGGCAAGAACATGACGGCAGAGATCGACATTACGCCAGCGCCAGCCGCAAAGCTGTCGCAGGACTGGCTGGGCGCCGTAGCTGAATGCAAGACGGCCAAAGAGGTGACCGCAGTATGGGCCGCCGGCGTGAAGGAAATCCAGGCCGCTGGCGACAAGCAAATGTATGACCGATTCAAAGCGTTGGTCGGTGAGCGAGGAACCGCATTGAAGGCGGCAGCAACAGCGCCAGCGGCAGAGCCCGAGACGGATACGGAAGAGACAGCCGAGCCGATGACCGACGAACAGATCGAAGCCGCCGACCTGGCGCGCACTGGTGGCCAGCCATGAAGCCTTACCTCACCGCAGAGCAGGTTTTTCAGCTCAACGAGAAACACGGATTGTTCCACTACGGCGAGGCACAAAGCGACGTGAGCAAGGCATTTGCGCAAGATGCCATCGAAATGCACGAGCGCATGCGCGCTGCCGCGCCTGATCTGCTGGCTGCGCTCAAAGCCTGCTACGACCTTATCGCCGAGGAGTGCGCAGATGGCGAGTACACGTTGCAAGCAGAGCAGGCCCGCGCCGCCATCGACAAGGCTACCGGGAGTGCATCATGATCTTTATCAAAGCCAAGCAAGGCACGCCGGAATGGCATCAGGCCCGCTGTGGCGTGGTCACCGCGTCGCGCTTCGCTGACGCCATCAGCATGGTGGGCGCGCTCGACGAGAAGCAGCAGAAGTATGTCGATGCTTTCCGCGAGTGCAACGACGCCAAGAAAGCCGCAGCAATTGCCGGATACAAAGCACCGCCGAGCGCCGAATCTGTTAAACGCGTGCTGGAAGGTGGCCAGGCCGGAATCCCGTCTGACACCGCACACCGCTATGCTGCGGACGTGGCCATGGAGCAGGTAAGCGGCCAGCCACAAGGCGAGCCACCGAAAGCGTGGGTTCTCGAGCGCGGTCACGAAATGGAAGCCAAAGCGCGCATGCTGTACGAAGCGCGAACTGGCGCCTATGTCACCGAAGCAGGCATTTGCTTGACCGACGATCGCCTGCACGGTTACAGCACGGACGGGCTGGTGGACGATGATGGCCTTATCGAGATCAAGGCGCCGATCGACACTATCAAGATTTACAACATGCTGCGCACCCAGGACACGGCAGAGTACGCGCACCAAATGTTCGGCGGCATGTGGATCACGGGCCGCGCGTGGTGCGATTTCATCCAGTACGTGCCGCAGCTGGCCAACAGTGGCAAGGATCTGTTCATCAAACGCATCTACCGCAATGACGTGTTTATTGACGACATGGTGCAGGAGCTCGCACGCTTCCAGTTGATGATTGCCGAATACAAAATCGCTTTTTCCGCTTAACGTTTCACCACCACCACGAAAGGCAAGACCCCATGAGCAAGAACATTGAAACCTTCACCCTTGTAAAAGAGCGCCTGTTGCTGGGCAATATCAACATTCGCACCGAGATGCATGGTGACGAGCGCGTGAGCGCGGTCGATATCGCCTTCTCGTTCGACAGCGCCAACAATATTTTGTCGAAGCTGCACCCGGACCTGCGCGCCACGTTCTACCACGCGGCCGATACGAAGGATCTGGCTGACGCCGACCACATGCCGCACCTGCGTTTCCCCCTGATGCAGGGCGTGAAGTGGGAGCTGGAGATTCCGCGCACTCGCCTGTGCTTCCATGACATCGACGGCCGGGACATCGTGCTGGGCGGCGGCCGCACCAACAAGTTTCATCTGGACATGAAGGAAGGCGGGACCGTCAGCTGGAAATTCCGCTGCCAGTTTTCGGAGCCCGAAGCGGAGAAGATTGCCGGCTTGATGGGCGTGTTGAATCAGAAAATTCCGGTATCGCTGGAGTGCGTCGACGAGGAAGAGGAAGGCGACAACTTCGACCAGGTAGAGCAGCTGTCCGCCAGCGGCAAAACGCCGAGCGCCGCACGCCTGGCCGCGGACGATATGTTTAAAGCGCCGCCGGACAAAATGCCAGAATCGGCTGGCTTTGATACGCCACCGGACGACCCTGATTTTGAGGAAGTAGCCACCGCCGAATAATCATTACATACGGCTGTCTGCATCCGGCAGGCAGCCAGCACCAGGAGAAAACAACATGCAACCAATGAACAGAGAAACGCCGCCGTACTGTGTCAAGTGTCTGATGACACACGGCACCCACGCGCCAGGCTGCACGGAGCAGGCGCCCATCCAGATAACGACCGAGCAGGCTCGCGAATACCTGATCGGCTTTATGGAACAGCATTTCACCGACAAAACATTCCATCGTTACATCCGCGCTGATCCGGTGGACGCGCGCCGCCTTGCTGGCGACTTTGCGTGGCAGATGGCTACAGCATTGCGTCATCTGACGGCGCCTGCCCCGGCGCCCATCCAGAGCGCAGAACTGGCGGAACTGCGCAAGCTGGCAGAGAACGCCGCCAACGCCAAAAGCGCGCTCGATCCCTCCTGGCATCAGTTTCAGGACGCGATGGACGCTATCCTACCGGCTACGATCCTGCGCTTGCTCGACGCCCTCGCCGCCGTCCCAGCCGCGCAACAGCAGGCGCAGAGCGTGCCGGCTGGGTGGCGCGAAGCCTTCGACCAAGCGCGGGAAAGCATTTGTGCAGGCGGACTTGCCGAATATGCGCAGCACGAGCGCAGCATTGTTACGCCGCATCTGGACGCGCTGTATGACGAGCTTGACGCCCTGGAAAGCGCCGCACCGACGCCGCCAGCCGCGACTCCAGCGCGGGAACTGACGGATGCGGAGATTTTGGACTTGGCCTGGCAAAACCAAATTGGCTGGGAAAGCTGTACCAACTTCACTGAATTCAAAGCTGGCGAGGAAGAAGCAAAGCCCTATCTAGCGTTTGCCCGCGCTATTGCCCGCCACCTCGCTGCGCCACAAGGCGAGCGCGAGACTGAACAGAAGCAGGGGGAGCTATGAGCCGCAGCGGATATTCAGACGATTACGGCGACGACGATCCACTGGCTCTCGGCCGGTATCGCGCACAGGTCGCATCAGCAATCAGGGGGAGGCGCGGCCAGGCGCTGCTGCGCGAACTCCGCGCGGCGCTGGACGCAATGCCGGTGAAAGAGCTTGTAGCTGGCGAACTGGAAGCGGAAGGACAGTTCTGTGCGCTGGGTGTCGTCGGCCAGGCACGAGGCCTGAACCTTGCTGCCATCGATACCTACGACGTGGAATCTCTCGGCCCCAAGTTCAACATTGCCGAGCAGCTGGCCCGCGAAATCATGTGGGTGAACGACGACCACGTTAGCGCGCACAAGTGGGTCGAGGTGGAGATTTGCGGCCCGGTCCGCCCCTATTATCCAGAATGGGGCAGGCATCGGACTGGCATAAGCATGCCGAACGAAAAGGCAGGGGCGCAGCGGTGGCAATGCGTGCGCGATTGGACTGAAAAGCATATTACGAAGGAACCAGCATGAGCCACGCCACCCCTACACCAACCGCCGACCCTGTGGCGGTACTGCGCAAGGCGCTGAACTTCGCCGCCGACACTATCGAATTGTTCGATGATGCCACGATGCGAGCCGACTACATGCTGGACTCAACCCAATGTGCGGGCATCATTCGCGCGCTGGTAGACAGCCCACAAATTATCGCGATGGCGGCGACCGACCGCGCAGCTATCCAGCCAGCGGAATTTTACCGGCAGGGCTGGTACGACTGCTTCGATGCAGCGCGCGAGCAAGGTTTAGTTAGTAGCGCTGACGACGCCCCTGTTTGTCCCGCCCAGCAGGACGATAAAGCCGGACAGGCAGCGGGCAAACCGTTCTACTTCGTGCGCGTGCGGGAAGATGGCTGCATCCGGAAGGAGGTCACAGAGGCACGCGCAATCGAATGCGCCAAGCACCCCGATATCTACGAGGTGTCGATGCTTTATGCTGCCACCCTTGCCGCGCCAGAAGGCAAGACCGAGGCGAGCGAGTTGCCGCCGCTGCCTGCGCCGCATCCGATCAAGTTTGCCCCAGCGTACCGCGACTTTTTCACCGCCGATCAAATGCACGCATACGCCAGCGCCGCCCTTGCCGCTCGCCCGCCCGTCGCAGCACCCGATGCCGAAGCGATCTACCAATGCGAAAGCGAAACCTCCGAAGGGTGCTCCTGCTGGATGGACACGACAAAGGGGCGATACGAAAGCGCGAAAAGTCGCGGCTTCAATGTCCGTACGGTATATCCCCAGCCCTCTCCCGCTGTAAAGAGTGCAGAGTCGACAGATCAGGATAGGCGCGACCTTGCGGCATTCCGCGTCACCATGAGTGCAGAGCCGACAGAAGGTGCAGCGTGAACCGCCTGACGAAATCGCAACTGCAAGCCGCATTGAATTCTTTGGCGGCGGCGGTCAATCGCGCGCATGAGGCGCGCAGCCGGATCTATAACCACAGCCAAACGGTGTACGGCACAACACCGGGGGAAATCGACAACGATTGGTTTATCGATGCTGTAGACGGTGGCTGTGGCATGGCAAGCGGAATGACTGCCGACGAGTTCGACAAATCTATGCGCGCTGCCCTGAGTGTCGGCGAGACGAAGGGAGAGGCGTGATGGGACTCTATGTACACGTAACCGGCCACGACGATGCCGCAAAGGTCGAAGCATTCCTTTGTGAATTCGCACGCGCGCGCGAACACATGAAGAAAGCAGCCGACGCGCTGCTTCAGGTGCGCGAGCTGCCAAAAAGCGAGCCCGACAAAAAGCGGTATGACCGCGCGCATAAACGCATGGTGCGCCTGATCCGCGACTGGAATCGGATAGAGCAGGAGCGCGAAGCCGAAGCTGTAAGCAAGACGGGCGGAGAGGCAATCGCCCCTCCCGGTCCTACTATCCCACCAGCCTGATCAGCTGACGCAGCCAGTCGGCGCCGCGCGCGTCGACTGACTCCCACTCTTTCACCGACAGTTCAATTTCGCGCTTGATCAGCACATCTCCGGGCGGCGTTGGCGGTTCGGGCGCTGGCGGCGGCGCCGGAATCTGCACCGCTTGCAGGTATGCCCGCGGGACGATTGCGAACTGCGGCCCGGTTCCATACTTGGGCTGATTGGCACGGCCGTCAAACCGCGCCCAGGCCAGCGCCGCCGCCTCTCGATCGGGGATGACGTCGACCGCGTAGGCCAGCGCCGGCTGCATGTTGGCCACAAAGCCGGTCGTTTCCCCCGCATAGCCGACCATTTCCCCAAGCACCATTGGCGGGGATGGCATCTTGCGCACGCTGTTCATGTACGCCAGTCGCTCCGGTGTGTTGCAGCCGGTGGTCAGTCGCGGGGTCCCGGCAAACGTCTTCTCGTAGATCGTCGTGAAATCCGTGTAGATGGCCGACGTTTTCGTGTCGCGCATTTGCAGGTTGTACGTGGTCGCATCGATCCAGCAGAAGCCCGGCGCTGTCATGCGGCCAATCGCAAACATCGCGGACCACTCCGCCAACTTGCGCAGCGCCGGTAGCCCGGTGAGGTCCAGTGCATAACCAACGGCCGACGCAAAGAAATCGTTTTGCCACGGCGCCAGGGCAATGCCGACGCCGGAAGGATACGCGATTGCTTGTTCCGTGATCATCGCGCCCAAGGGCGAATAGTATTTCGCGCCCGGCGTGGCGTTGTCGGCCACATACTTTTCTGCTGTGTTGGCCAGCCAGAAGTTAAAGGCCGATTTCATCGGGTCATCGTCAGGGATGATCGATGCACATTCAGCCAGCGTGCGCAGCGTCCAGCCCTGCCCACGAAGCTGGCCGATCGTCATCACCGCGCGCGCGCCGTCACGATAGCCGGGGTTGGTCTGGTAGATGCTCCAGTTGCACCAGAATTCCAGCTCTTCCTTGTAATAGAAGTCGCCAGACAGCAGATACGGAATGTAAGGATAACCAGGCATGTGCGACGAGTCCTGCGCCAGGAGCGTGCTTGACGTGGCGACGGGCGGCAGCTTTTCCCGCTGGCCTGTGGCCGTGTTCAAGCTGTCGCCCAGCTGCCCCAGCAGCGTCGCGCGCGGGTAATGCAGCACGTCCAGCGGCCTGCCTTGATCGTCGCGGCGGTGCGAGCCAAAGCTGCCGGCTTGATCGACACAGCGCAGCATCGCCTTGTATGCGCGCGGGTCGCGGGACAAGATGTACGCGGGGTGCGTGTCTGGCGCCAGCGCGATTTCCGGACGGCCGCCCGGCGCGCTCATATCGGCCAGATATCGGCCCCGGCCCATTGGTTCGAAGTCGGGTCCGTTCAGCGACGCAATCAGCCCGTCCAGATAACTGTTGCTGATCGTAACGCGCTGGTCATACGACGAAACGGCGCGGGTATCGATCAAGTACGGCGTGAAATGTTCGACATGAATATTCGGCTCGCCCTTCAACCAGAATGTTTTCTTCCAGCGCGAGCAGGGGAAATGCACCAGTCCCGTCTTTTGATAGCGCACCTCGCCGGTCACGAGAATGGTCACGTCGTAGGTAATGTCGACCTGCGCCGCCACCGTCGCCGGGTTCGGCACTGCGGCCGTCACCTTCGGCGTAAAGGTGCCATTCGTCGCATAGGCTTTGGTGTGCTCCAGCGTGATGTCGACCTTGCTGTTGTTAGCGAAGTCCCGCACACCGAACTGCGCCATCAGGAACGGGTGTGGCACGCGCTCAGCGGTCATCAGCGGCTCGTTGTGAATGAACTCCTGCGCCACATGGCCAGCGAGCCAGCCGCGCGCCTTGCCGCTCCCAGGCTCTGCCGTGTAGGTTACGCCGTCATGTACGAGCACGACCCTGTAATCGTCCAGGATGCTGCCCACGACCCAGGACACGGGCGGGCGCTTGTCGGAACGAATCAGCCACATGTCAGTGTCCCGCGGCAGATCCTGAACCATGGCCGAAATAATGGCGTGCCGTACGGAACCGTCAGGGTGCGTCGCCTTCACGTCCATCTGCAGCGGGATTTCTCCCCGGATCGTCCGGCCTGCGAGCGTGTCGCCCGGTGCTAGATCGCCCTCGCGGAAAGACTGGCCGAATGTGGTTGGCAGATCCTGGCCAGCGCCGCGAAGACGGACCATGGTGACGGCATCGCCCAGCGCTACCTGTGGCGAGTTGAACGGAGCAGCCGTGTACTTGGGTAAGGTAAGCGCCGGCGTGCCCGGCGAAACGAGTGTGACCATGGGATTCTTTCGGAGAGGTTGAGAGGGTAACTTGTGTCTAGCCAACTGCTGCGGGCAAGGCGTCAGGATCGCGCCCAGGGGAGCCGCCCGGGCTGCGAGTGTAACGCGTATGCCCGCCGATGCGAACGCCAGCCCACATAGCCCAGCGCTTCCACCATGACACGCCAGTGATGGCCGCCGCTTCGCGGAAAACTTGGTCTGCCATTGCACGCGACTCCCGGCCGCTGGTGTACAGGTAATCGTGCACGACGGCAGCGCGCACGCCGATATTGCCCAGTGCTTCGTAAATAATGGGAATCCGGGGCGTGCTGGCAAAGTCAGTTGTGAAGCCGGCCGGCACCGTGATGACTCGCCCGGCCACGTCAGAATCGTAAATTAGCGGCTCGAGCAAAACCCAGTTGCCGGTATCGTTCGGGTAATACTCAGCACGCAGCGGGGATAGAAACTGGCTCATGGGTCGAGCCTGCGAATGTCTTCCAGGCGCTGCTGCTCCTGCTGCTTGGCCAGGTATTCCTTGCTCATGTAGGTAGCGCGAAGGTCCCACGTAACATCGAGACCGGCGCACCCGGTCAGCGTCGCCGCCACCAGCATGATCAGTAGTTTTTTCGTCGCGTTGTGTCGCATGTCAGTCCTTTTGATGGTCGATGGGGTTGGAATCGGTTTGCTCGAGAAACGCCAGGACGAAGCCGACCACGCACAGGACGGTAACGGCGCCCAGGATGAAGCCCAGCAGGAACGCGTGCTTGCTCATACGCTTACACGGTTTTTTATCCAGCCGTAAAAGAAGACGCGATTTGCTGGCCGGTTCTCCGTGATCTCCAGGTAACGAACAGTCTGCAAGCCGTTGAGCGCGCGAAGAATGACGAGCTCCCCGTCGGCGCCGCGCTTCTCGATCACTTTGCGCAGCGCCGCGATGGTCAGCGGCCCCATAACGCCGTCCAGTTCCAGCGGCGTGAACGAGTGCATGGGCTGGTTCAGCGCGTTGAGAACGCGTTGCAGCCACGGGCCCGGCCAGCTCACCCCCATATTGATGCCGGTGTCGATCATTTCCTCGCCAATGCGCGCCGATTCCGTCAGCACCTTGTCGAATCCCGGATCTTTGATGTATCGCTGCGTGTAGATTCGGACCGCCATCGACCGCGGCAGCGCGCGCATGTCGCCCTTGTAGCGGTTTTCCCTGGCCACCGCCTCCGTAATTCCGAAGCGCGTCGGACCGCCGCGGTCAGCAGGATGATCACTGTAATCCCCCTCGCGCGCGATAACGCCGTCGATGATTTCCTGAATGCTCATGTCATGTATTCCAGTGAGAAAAAATCCACGTTACCAGCCCGCCCAGCGACCCGGCCGCCCCGCCCATCAGTACCAGCGTGCGCCAACTGCCGCGCGCCTCGTGCATCGTCTGCAGCACGGCGTCCAGCTTCGTATCCTGCCGCGCATTAGAATATTTCAGATCCTCCATGCCTGCCTTCATATGCTTCATTTCCATATCAAAGGTTGTTTTCATGTGCTCCAGCTTCGCCTCCATCACAGCCAAACTTCGCGCGTTTTCTTGATCCAGTGGGGTTGTCATGTTGTCGCCTTATCAGTTGGATGCGAGGATGTGGAAGAAGTCATACGGCTGGCTGCCGGCCACTTGCGCGCCGCTGGCAATGTTGAACAGCACGATCTTGATTTGGTCGCCTGCGGCCAACTGTGGCACGTTGAAAAATACCGGCGCGATACCCCCCGCACTGGCGTTTGCGATACCGCAAAGCGCGCCATTAACCTGCAGGTAGAGTGAACCGTTCGTGACGCTGCCGCTGATCTGTTGGCACATGATCTGCACGTTCTTGAGCCCGCCCGTTGGCACGGTAAAAATGCCGGTGGTCAGGTTGTAATTGCCGGCGAAACGCGCAAGATCACCAGTGGTGACGAGCGAGGTGTATTTGAGCGTGGTCTGTGTTGCGTTTGGCAATGCCTGGCCGCCCAGGTTGGAGGCGCACAGGATGAGGCGCTGGCTAAAGCGAGGAATGCCGCCGCCCGTGATCCCGCCCAGCGGCGCCAGGAAGTTCTTGCCGAAGCTCTTGTTGTCGCACCAGATGTTCGGGAACCCGGCGCAATTGATGTTCGCTTGCGTCCGGCCGGCGACGGTGTAGAAGTCATTTGCCGAGAACACCAGATCGCCGTTAAAACCGGCGTCAGTGGAAACAAACGGCGCCAGGTCGTGCCCGTGGTAGCCCTTGCACTGCACGAAGCTGGTCGCAATGCCTGGCTGTGGGCTGGCCAGCGCTGCCGGGTTCGTCATCTTGAGCAGTGGCGCCGCCGTCTCGATCGTCACGTTGCTGCCGCTGTAGCTGCCGTATGTCGGCACGCCGTTGTCGAGAATTGGCCGCACTTCGACCGCGGAACCGGCCGTGCTGGTCGTGTGCAGGAGCTCGCCGCCGCACTGCGTAACATTCGCGCCAATGCACAGGATGCCAATTTCTTCGGCGCCCGGGAAGGATGCGCTGGCCGTGCTCTGGAGATTGCAGCCGATCAGGTCGACAAACGTTTGCGTGCCATACGCAATCACCGGATTCGGGCAGTTGAACGTGTAGCCGCCGTGAATGCTGATCTCCGAGAGTACGCGCCCCGGCACGGTAGGGTCGCCAATCTGAATCCCCCGCTTCGCGTGCACTACGCAAAATGACGACAGATCGATCAGGGAGGTTGACCCAGCGGAAGACGACCACAGTTTAAGCCCGGCCTCGCACCCGTTGTTGCCGCTTCCGGAAATGACGATATCGCCCGAGACAGTGAGCGCCTGCGCGTTTTTGATCTCGACCACGCACGCAAACGTGCCAGTCGGAGCGCCGATAAACGAAGCGTCGCCGCGAATATGCAGGCTGTTCACCGCGTCGATCAGCAGGTTGTTGACCTTGTAAATGCCAGAAAACTCGATGCCCCGGTAGCGGGTTTTTGCCGCAGCGATGAACGCGCCCAGTGCCGCCGTAGAATCGGTCGCACCCGTTGGATCGACGCCGGGGAAATCGTTGGCGCTCATGAAGTCCCGCAGCTTCTGCTGCACGGTTCGCTTCACCGCGCCGGTTTCGCTTTGAACGAAGCCCATCAGCGACGCGCCGGCCGCAGTTGCGACAGTGGACGAAAAATTGATGGCCTGGCTGATGCCAGCCGAATCCCCGACCTTGAGCGCGTCCAGGCCGATCCGGGCGGAAAGCTGCTGAATCTGCACCACGATCTTGTCGAGCGCGTCATTGATGGCGCCAGGGTAAAAGCCGCCGTTATTGGTCAGGTTCAGCGTCTGCACCAGTGGCAGGTTGCTCGTCGCGGCAAGGCTGTAGCCGACCGCCAGCGGCGCCGGCAAGAAGATCGTCCCGCCAGGCGAGGAATTCTGATCACTGTTCAGCGTCACTGTGTAGTCGCTGTCCAGCGTCTTGATCGATTCGACCCCAGTGGCGGTATTTGTCACGGCCACAAGCACGTCGGCCCGGGCAAATACCTTGAAGGAAAAAGGAAATTCCGACGTCAAGCCGGTTCCAAGAAAAGGTCCAGCCGTGCGCGATGAGTTACTGATTGTCATTGGGTCTGCTCCTAGAAAGCCTGAATTGTCGGCAGTCTAGGAGGTAGAACGAATAATTACCGGCCTTTGCTTTCGGCGCTGGCAACACCCGTCAGCGTGCCCCGCGCCGCGTCAATAGGCCCCGTCGGCGCCACTCGCCCGCTGGCCACCTCATTGCCGTAGATAATCGGCTTCGCCAGCGTGTTCACGGGCAAACCAGTGATCAGCGTCATGAGCGTGGAAACGTCGCGGATTGTCTTTGACGCCGAGCCTTTGCCCTGCGCCAGCGCAACCACGTCGCCCGGCACGCCGGCCGCACTTTCCACCATGCTAAACGCTGGCCCGGTATTGATCCGGTCATCGTACGGCTTCTGGTTGAACCGGTTAGCCGCAGCGTTGAGCGTCGGACCCACGCCAGGCACCAGCGCGGTGGCGCTGCGCAGCGTGCCCCAGCCGAACGTCTGCATGATCCAGTCGTCGACATACTCCCCGTCGTCGTCTTCGTCTTCCGGCCCGCCACGGAATGCCAGCGCAATGGCGGTTGCCACCCATGCTGGCGCCAGGAAGCCAAACATCATGATGTAGAGCCCGCGGCCGTACTTCTGGCGCAGCCCCATTTCCTTGGGCATCTTGGAAAACTCGGTGCCCAGCAGATTGGCCTGCATGTTGAAATAGCTGGCGAACTGCGTGAACATTCGCATGAACGCGTTGCCGGTTTCAAAACGTGCGATGTCTTCCGGCAGCGTCGAACCCTGCGTTTCACGAATGGCCGAGTCAGCCAGCTGCCGCGCGTACTTTTTCAGCTGCTCATCACTCATGCCGGCCGGCGCCGTTTCCAGCGCCTGATTGTATGCGCCCATCCAGATGATCGGCCCCATGGTGTTGTCCATGGCCGCCTGCAGGAAATACGTGTGCTTGAGCACCCAGTCGTGCGCCTTCTCCAGCGCGCCGGGGTTCAACAGGACATCATTGATCGCGCCGGTCATGGCGCTAACTTCGTTCTCCATCCGGTTGCGCATGTATGGCGACGCCTCCGCCACAGCGCGCGCCATGTCCCGCGGCGCCCGAACAAATTGCGCCGACGCCCCCAGCAAGTGCCGCGGCTGCACCTTCAAACCCGCCATTGAGAAGCCGGTCAGCTGCTGCAGCGTGTTCGACACGTTGGCGAACATGGCGCCCATGCCGGCGCGCTGCCGCACGACCGAGAAGAACCGCATCACAGCCTTGCCGCCGGCGCCGTCGACTGGCGTTTCTACCTGCTGCAGGCCGGTCCGATTCAGCCACGGCGTCAGCAGTTCATCGTAGGCCGCCGGATCGATACGGTTCAACGGCCGCGACACAGCATCGCTGGCCAGGATGCGCCGCACGTCGCGAATAGGCTGCTCCAGATGCGTGAACAAAAGCACCTTGTCGATATGCTGCGCGAGCAGTCGCAAGTCCAGATGCAGCGGCCGGTTGTACTCGACGCGTGATTTCGTGAAGCCGCGGCTGGTCGCCGGCATGGCATTGGCCAGGAGCTGATGTTGTTCTTCCAGAATGCTGCGTGTTTTGGCGTCGCTCACGATCCTGGCGTCGACCATGGCAGGCACATAGCCGCCGCGGTATGCACCGAATGGCGTCGTGAACGCGTCCGCTGTCACTTCGTCAAAGTAGCGGCCAAAGACAGCACGGTGTGCCTTCTGGGCCGCCGGCTTCATGTCTTCCAGCATGTCCCAGACGCCTTGAGCAAAATCGAAGTCCACCTTCGTCAAGATGCCTTCATTGATCATGCGCGCGATAAACGCATCCCAGCGCGCGGTATCGACCTCGCCGTCTTCGGTCTGTTCGGCCCAGGCTTGTCCGGACTGCGAGCGCGGCGCCAGCAAAAGCTTGCGCATGTTCGACTTGTTGCCAGTGTGCAGAATGGCGTGCAACAGTTCGACCTTGCCGAGCCCGCCGTTGTCATAGCCGAACGTATAGCCCAGCTCTGGCGCCGCAATTTTCACCTGTTGTAGCGACGGCGCGATGGTGTCGATCAGTTCGCGGTAGCGGCGCAGGTACTTGGCTTTGTCCAGCCGGTAAGCGTCGACGGGATCTTTGATGGTATTCCACACGAATTTGCGGAATGGCCCCATTGGGGTGTCGCCGTCCTTCGTGCCCACCCAGGATTCGATCCGGCGCAGCGACGCGCGGATACCCTGAAATTTCGACAGCAGAACCTCTCCCGGCGTGATGGCGTGCCCCTCGCCAGGTACGCGATCAGGCACGCCGATTTCTTCCAGTCGCGCGCGCAGCTGGTTCTGAATGTCCTGGCGGTCCAGCAGGTCGCCGTCGACCTCCATCTGGCGCGATCGCTTGGCCAGGTGCCACAGTGATTCGATATCGTCTTTCAGCGCCTCCAGCTGCTCGATCGTCAGGTCTTGCGCCGGCGCCGCGTTTTGCGTGGCCGCGTCGATCCGATCGCGCAGAATCGCCGCCATGTGCGGGTCGTACTGCTGCACCCGCTCCATGTATTCGGCCGCTGCCTTGCCACGCTTGCCGATGCCGAACTCGGCCAGGATCGCGCGCGTTGCCATGACCATATCCATGTCGCGCGTCTTCGCCGCCGTTTCGTTGTTGCCGTTCACGATCCGGGTAAAGCGCGTCATCGTTTTGGTAACGGTCTTCTGCGCCTCCATGGCCGCCTGCGCAGCGTAGGCATTCACCAGTTGGATCTGCTTCTGTGCTGCGGCCTCCTGAATGTTGCCGCCCTTGAATGCCTTGTCCGCCGCCTTGCCAGCGCGCCGCGCCGCTGCCGTGTACTGGTTCGGTTTCAGGTCGCGGATCGGCGTGCGGCGCACGATCTTTTCCGCATACATTTTGGCCGCCTTCGCCAGCACTGCCGGCGAGCCACTGGCTTTTTTCAGCGCGTTGAGCTCGGTCGCCAGGAACTTGATATGCGCGTCGCTGTGCAACGCCTCCTGAATGGCCTGCTCGATCGCCACCGGGTCCACCAGGTCGCCGTATTTCTCCAGCATGCGCTGGTCCGTGATGCGCTCGATTTCCTCGCGTGGCGGCCGGGCCGCTGCCAGCGCTTCCACCATTTCGCGGCCAGAGGCAAACTCGTTGCCCAGCATTTCGGCCACGATGTCCGGGTCCAGGCCGCCGTCCGTCGACGTCATGCGCGACTTGATCATCTGGTCGACCACGGGCGAATCCTCGCCAAACATGTAGCGCAGCATCGGCGTGTGCAGCTTGCCGTGATAGTTCGAATCCGTCAGCGGATCGGCCGGCGCGCGCTCGTTGTTGCTGTACTGGTATTCCCAGGAATATTGATCATCGCCGCGGCGCTGGCGGTCGAACTTCTCTTCGAATTCGGCCAGGTCGTGCGCGTCCAGGTAATAGTCCTGCGTCAGCCGTTCGGCCATCTGGTCGATCGACAGGCCGCCGCTCTTGCGCAGCACCGGCTTACCGAACACGCCCGACTGCGGCATGTCGCGATGATCCACGCCCCACTTCGTTTTCACCTCGTCGCGATTCAGTCCACCCAGCTTGGCGATGGCCACATACAGGTTGTCCGTGCGGGTGTCGACGTACTTGGGATCGATTTTGGCCTCGCGCGTTGGCCAGGCGCGCGTGCTGTCCGAGCCGCGCATCGTCAGGAACTGCCATGCGCGATAGGTCGGCGTGTTCAGCACCTCGCGGCGCACCTCCATCATGACCTCCAGTCGCCGGGCAGCACCCTCCTTTTGGCGCTCGCGCAACAGGCGCGATTTTGCGTTGGCGAGCCATTGCATATCGCGTAAGCTTCTCGCGGCCAGCGTCGCACTCGCATCTTCTGCTGCCTGCATGCTCAGACCGCGATAGCTGGCCCATTCCTCATCTGTCATAAAGTCCGGCTTCGTACCAAAAAGCCCGGCAAAGTTCGATTCCCGCTCTGCCTGCTCGATCGCGTCGGCGCTGGCCAGCATGCGGTCGAAGACGCCGCGCACCTCGTCGGTCAGGTTGACGTTCAAGCTGGTAAGACTGCGGTACACGTTCACCAGCCAGGACCGGAAGCGCGAGAACAGGGACGACAGTTCGCTCGTCGGCGCGCGGCCCTCAAACAGATACGCCTCAAAGCCGCGGGCGAACTTCTCGTGACTCTCGCGGCGCTCTTCGAAGTCCATCAAGCCCCAGATCGTGCGCGCGGACAGCCCCGCCGCCGGGTCGCCCTGCACGCCGAACCAGCCAAGTACCGCTTCCATGTCGGTGACGATATCGGCCGGCGCGTCGGGCCGGTTCGCAATGTCGTTCAGCACCTCCAGGAAGAAGTGCCCCGACTCGTGCAGGAATGTGGACAGGTCCGCGCGCTCGAGCAGCGTGATGATGGCCGGCGACGCGCCGATGTTCTCGCCAAAGCTGATTGTGCCCCGTGGTGCAGGCGCCCCGCCGTCTGGCTGGTCGTACTGCTGCACGGGCCGCGTCTCCCCTTCACCGTTCGTGTACGCGCCGTCCTTTGCAACCGGTCGCCCTTCTGCATCGACGGGGCCGTCTGCATACCAGCGCCAAAACTCTGCCTGTGTCGTGAAATTTCGCCCGATCAAGTCGCCGGCGTCGTTACGGATTGGCCGTCGAACGCCATCCACCTGCACGGTCAAGCCGTCTTGGTTCAGCGTGTCCGGTGCTGGGCGCGCGGCAATGTCGGCCACCAGCTGGTTCAGCCCCTTGACCGCATTGGCCTCCTTCCCCTTGGCGATGCGCTTGTATGCGGCCACGTCGTCCGCCGTTACCTTGCCCTGCGTGTTCAGGCGCTTGAGTTTTTCCCACGGCAGCGCCCACGCGTCGCGGGTGTTCTTCGCCCACTTCCCGGTAGCTGGTTCGACAGCTAGTCGTGCGGGCGCTTCGGACTGGTTCAGCGTATTAGCTTTTTCGCGCGCGCGAATAGTTTTTAGTAGAGTCTGCAATCTTGACGCGGCGCTGCCGCCGTGGCGCGTGTATTTCTCTGCCTCGGCCAGATCCTCCTTCGTAATTTGCCCTTTTTTGGCCATCCGTTTCAGTAGCACCCATTGTTTTTCCCATGCCTCCTGCGACGACTTTGCCCAGGTGCCCACCTCCGGAAAGTCCGGCGGTGCCAGAATAGGCGCATCGCTGTACAGTTCTGGGCTTTCAAAGCGACGGAAACGCTGGTGCGCGGCTTCGACGCGCTCCCAGATTGCCCTGCCCTGCGACTTCGCAGTTTCACTGAGATTTTGGACGCCCTTACCCATCATTTCGTCGACGGCGGTAAGTGCGACAGTTGGGTGCGTGTCGGCCAGGTCAACTTCTTTGCCGTTGCTTCGCAGCCAGTGCTGGGCCTCATCAATGGCTTGCCAAAACCGATTTTCCGCCGCCTCCATCATCTGAGATTGATTCAGCGTATTGCCGCCGCCCACCTCGCTGGCGCGGATCTGCAGGGGATAGCGCCCGGCCATTTCTTCCGGCGTGATCCCCATTTTCGCTGCCTGCACCGCGTAGAAGCTGCCCATCATGCTGGCGTAAGCCTGATTCACACTGTCGGAGAAGCGGCCCGCCGTCGTCAGCTGCTCGCGCACGCCGGCCGTCACACGCTCGCGCGATGCTGTGAATTCGCTGTTGACCTCGTGCGCCTCCAGCGTGCGTTTTACCTCTTCCTCCAGCTCCTGCGCCGCGCCGCTCTGCATGTACTCTGCCGCCGTGGTGGCCGTGAAGCCGCCCGGCTCTTCCGCCAGGTGCGGAATAATCGTCTGCGCGAGCTCTGGGCTGGCCATGGTCGCCATGAGATCGGCCAGCGGGATCTGCACATCGGCTCCTGTGCCGACGTCAATCTGCGCCGCGACGGACGGAATGGCCTGCGCCAGCTGCTCGAGCATGCCGGATTCTTCCAGCGCTTGCGGCGTGATCCAGACAGTATCGCGGCCGTCTTCCATCATCGACTGGAAAAACGCCTGCGCCGTGCTGGTATCGCGCTCACGCACGCGGGAAGCCGTCGCCAGGTCGTTGAACTGGCCCAGTGCCTCGCCTACCTGCGCTGCCTGCTGCGCCTGCTCTGCGCGGCCTGCGATGCGCTGCATGCCCGAGTTGATGCCGCCCATCACACCGGTTTGCGTCAGCGTGGCAATCAGGGTTTCATATGCCGCGGCCGGCCGCTCTTCCATGAACTCCGCCCAGGTCTTATCCGGGTTCGCGATCGCTGTATCGGCCGCGTCTTGCAAGAACGTCGCAATCTGTTCGCTCGGCACCTCGCGCGCCAGCATGCCGGACAGGAACGAGCCCGCACCGACCTTGCCCATGTTCTTCACCAGAAACGCCATTGGCAGCATTTCCGTCGCCACTTCGACACCGCCCTCAATGACGCCGCCCGCCAGCGCTTCACCCGGCGTGCCGCCGCGCCCGCGATACTTGCCGTATGCGTCGGCGCCCGTCTGCGTGCCCATGGCCGCCAGCATCGGCGTGGCGGACCGCGTGGCCAGCGATGCAGCCAGGCCGGGGGCCGCGCGCAGCGTCGACGACAGCCCGCTATAGATACCTTGCGCAGTCTTGCCCTCAAACTCTGGCGTGGTCAATGCGCGCTCCAGCTCACGCGTCGACCGGATACCGGCAGCGTCGCCGCGCATGCGTGCGTTGGCTTCCGGGGAAAACAGGCCAATCTTGTCGTACAGGTCAGCAAAGCCGCTGCGGATACCTTGCCGCGCATTGTCCGCGCCGATCACGAACGACTGCAGCAGGCCCGTGCTGTAGCTGGAGAAGGTCGGCTTCGGTCCGCGAATGGGACCAATCGCCGCTTCGGTCTGGGACAAGTTTTCGACGTCATCGTGCGACAGACGGGCGTTTTCCGGGTCCGACAGGAACTTTGTCGTACTGGGGAACCGCTGCGCCATGTCGTCGAAATCGTGCTGCGCCACCGCTGCCTGGCGCTTCACCTCTTCCGGGTATGCGCGGGCGGCGTCGATCGGCACGCCGGTACGGGCGGCCACGCGCCGCAGTTCGGCGTCCAGATCCGGGTTCGCGTCCACGGCCACCGTCATGGCCGCTTGTGCTGCGCGCGCTGGCGCTGCCGGTTCGCGGTTCAGGTACGCGGCCACGGCGCCGGGCGTGTCAAGGTTCAGGTCATCAGCCATTGTTCTGTTCTTTCATTGGTGTAATTTTGCCGCTAACGGTCTGCTTGTTGCGCGGCCGCGGCGCTGGTGGCGCTGGCCGGCGGGGCATCTGCTGCAACCGCAGGTAAGCGCCCAGCAGATCATTGTCGGACGGATCGGCTACGCCGGCGGCCTTAAAGTCTCGTTTCAGCGCCGCCGCTGCGTCATCCGGGATCTCGCTGGCCTTCATGGTCAGCAGACGCTGCGAGCCGCTGCCCGTTTCAATCCCCATGAACGAATTGCGGAAATTGACCGATTTCGCAAACAGCCCCTTAATGTGCTCTTCCACCTCGCGGTCCGTCATCGTCTTGCCCGTCGCGCGCTGGTGCGCCAGCATCGTGTCCTTAATGAAGATCTTGACTGTGCCCAGGCGCATGGCTTCTGGCGATTCGTCTTTTGGTGACGGGTCCATGCCCAGGCTGGCCAGGGTGTCCTTCACGGCTGCATTCATGGCCGCCATGTTGATCGATTCGATCTTGTCCGCGCTGCCCGGTTTGCCGTCACCCTTGCGCTGCTTGGCGAAGAACTGCCAGTCCGACTCCGATAATTCCCTGCGCAGCTCGTAAAACTGATCTTCCGACAGCTTGTCGCGGAATGCAGGATCGGACAGCTTTTGAAATACGGCCGGGTTCGTGATGTCGTCGCCCTTGGCGATCTTCTGCCCAAAACTGATCAGGTTGTCCAGCTTATCGGGTGGGATCTGGGAGCGTACCGCGTACGGCAGGCGCGAGACGTGGCCACCGTTCGCCATCAGCGCGCGCATCGCGTCCGCAACCTTCGCCTCTTCCGCCGCTTTGTCCGCCTTCTGCATTTCCTCAAACTGCTGCGTCGCGCTGCTCAACGCGATTTTCAGCACGCCAGCTGGCGGCGTCTCACCGAAACGGTCGGCAATCTGGGCCCGGACCTGATCGTGCGCGTCCTGCAATGTCGGCTTGGCGACGCCAGCGCCTGAGCCCAGCGCCGCCAAGTTCTTGGCCACGTAGTCGCGCGTTTCCTTCGGCGCGTGCTGCAACCAGTTGGCACCATGATTTTTGATCGCCTCGTCGAGGTTGCCCGGGCCCCAGTTGTATGCCGCCCACGCCTTGGCCGGATCGCCTGAATAGTTCTTGACCATGGCCTGCAGGTACTCGCGGCCCACCCGCGTGCGCTCTGCGTCGCTGTTATCGCGTGCCGGAGTCACCCCATAGCCCGGGTCTAAGCGCGTGCCCGGCATCACCTGCATCTTGCCCTGCGCGCCCGCGCTGGAGGTAATCAGCTGGCCATCGGCGCCGCGTTCCCGGTTGCCGCTTTCGCTGCGCGCCGTGATCGCTTCCATGCGCGTGTAGTCGGTCGGCGTGGCGGCCGCGCGCAGCGAGCCCACGACGTTGGTGGCGATGCCATCGGCCAGCCGCTGGTTCACGTCTTTGGTAATCACGGCCCGCACCTTGAGCATGTCGTCGGCGGCCATCTCGTTTTTGTACTTATCCAGGTAGCCCAGCGCGTATTCCGGGTTGTTCTCCTGCATGGCCGCGTCGATCACGCCCATATGCACCTGGCTCGTCGTCTCCTTCATGCGCGCCATGGTGTCGCTGCCGGACCAGCCTTTCAGTGTGCCCATGCGGATCACGGCCGACTTTACGCTGTCCATCGATGCGCGGATCTTGTCGGGGTCCTGCCAGTTCAATTTGGCTTCATCCATTCCCAGTTTGATCGTGCCCGATTGCGTCGACTCGGCATAGCTGCGGTATTCCTCCAGCTGGTGCTGCTGGAGTCCAGACTGGAATTGCGCCATGAGCCCGCCGGCCTGCCGGTTGAATGTCTCGCGCTGCACTTCGTTACTCAGCTTGCCGGCCACCTCGTCAATGTGCTTTTTGAACCGCTCGCCGTACTCGTCGGGCAGCGCCTTGCCGTCCGGCCGCGTCAGCGCGCTGTCGCCCTTGAGTACCTTGTATCCGTTCTCCGGGTTGTACGTCAGGTCCAGCATTGACTGGCGCAAGCGGTTAAGCCCGTCGTCGACGCGCACCTGATTGACTTGCTGCTGCATGTCCACTTCGATGCTGTTGAGCGTTGCGCCGGCCTGCTCCATGGCGCCGCCCAGTCGTTGCATTTGCTCTGGCGCCGCGTCCTGCACCGGCTTGATCGAGAACCGCGCGCCGCTGGCCGATGAGGTCGACGCCTGTGGGCCGCCGTAGGTTGGAACTTGTGGCATGGCTTAGTCTCCCTTTTTCTTGCCGCCAGCTTTGACCCCGGCTTGTTTAGCTGAATACCAGGTCTTCGACAGCTGCGTGGCGCTGCCGAGGAGCGACGTGAATGCCTCCATGCCCGGGCTGATGGAATCGGCGCTGGCGCGATCAATCACCGCGCTGTTCGCGTAGTTCGTACTTTCGACGCGATGCCCCCACGCCGCGCGCACAGCGTTGGCTGTCAGCGTGTTGACGTCTTCCTCTTTCATGATGTCTGTCGACGTCAGCACTTCGCCGGCGTTACCCTCGCCCAGATCAATGCCATTGGCGGCCATCGATGCACGTTGCGCCCCCTTCACCTGCCCGGCGCGACGCGTAAGCTGTGCCACCTCCGCCTGGCCGCGCGCCAGCTCCTGCTGCGCACCGCGCTCCGCCATGCGCGAATTCATGTCGGCTACGAACGCCTGCCCGCGCAGCGCCAGCTGCCGCGACTTCGCGCCGGAATACGCGCCGATCGCTGATACTGCCGCGCCGGCGGCCTGTCCAGGCATCCCCGCCCCTGCATTAATCCCCATTTTTCCTACTCCTTTAATTTGCAACTGAAATGTCGAGCGTCATCGAAACAATCGTGATCGGCAATGGCTCTGATTGTCTCACGACAATTGCGCCGTCACTCTGCCAATCTGCCGGTACATTCACTTCAACCTCACCCGTGCGCAAGCGCGGCGGCGTACCGTAAGGCTCGGTCGTCCGCAGCTTGTACTGCACGAGCCGGTCGACGCTGGGCCCGGCATAAATGCCGCTCGAGCGAACCACGCGCATCGTCACCTTGTTGATGTTCTTTTTCCGACCTTGGGCAAAAGCACTGTCGATCTGCGCGGCCATCGGCAAGGTCTGAATGTCAGACACGATCGGCAGGCCGACATGCACCAGGCTGGCCGGGTTGTCCAGTGTCACCTTGCCGCCCACGACGACTTGCGGCGGATGCACGGCGCCGTCGCCCAGAATGTTCACCGTCTTACCATTGAGCCAGTCAAGCCCCGTCACAACTGTGGTCGCTACGCCGTTGTAGGTCGCGCCGCAGTCGACAAAAAAGCCGTCCTTTACCTCTTCGACGCGACGTGACGCCTGGCGCTCGATGAACCGCTTCTGCACCCCTCCGATGGTGCGCCGCACGACGACGTACAGCGAATCTTCCCGGCCCTCCGCCACGACAGCGCAGGACTCAAATGCGCCATCTGTGTCGTGCTGGTGCCAGGCGCCAACCTGCTGCTCTGGGATGTAGGTAAATCCCAGCAGTTTGCCGCTGCTGCTCACGGCCCAAACGATCGGGATCGGCGCCTTTGAGAACGACATGTCCACCAAGTCGTCATCGTCGAACAGGTGGATGGCGCGCAGCGACAGGTCCCCCGACGCATACCCATTGGCATCGCGCGAGTAGGCCATTTCCCGGACGTGTCCACCACGCGCTGCAGCGTAGACCAGATTGTTGTTGATGATCACCGGCTGCACGTTCGACGCGCCGACATAGGACTGTGGCTTTACGGAGATCGACGTTGGCGTGAGCGCATCCGTGTTGACGGCCGTTACGCGAAATTCGGCCGAACTGGTGAGGATCAGCAGATCCGACAGCGGGATCAGGTGCCGCACCGTGTTGGCTTCGCGCGCAGCGATGCGGAAAGAAATGCGGTCATCGTCGCGGATCGGCAGCGAAAATGACATGTCGCTTTCCGTGCCCGATCGAGTGCCCCAAATCTTTTGCGGCGCGTTGTAGGTGCCGCCGAAGAATCGGCGCTGCTCATAGTAGGCCACGGCGGCAGGATAATCATTACCAGTCTGAAAAACCGGGTCGGCCAGTGGCGGCGTCACCGACAGATCCGGCGCAATATTGTCGTCAGCCAGCGACAGCCCTGTGGTGCGGCCAATGTAACCGAACGATCCGCCCACGTTCTTGTAGACCAGATACGACGTGCCGACCGGCGCGCCCACCGGTGCCGTCCAGCTGATCACGTTGCGGGCGCCGTCGGCAAACAGGTTCGCGTCACAAGACGCAACGGCACTAAATGGCGATTGCGTCAGGCCGTCGACGCCCACAGCTGTGACAACGTAGCTGTAGAAATAGTCCGTGTTCGGAATATTCGGGGTCGCAATCACGTTCGTCGGCGGCCCGATCGGTGCGTTGAATGCCACAGAGGTCAGTGTCCAGTTCGTCGCGCCCAGCCGGCGCAGCTCGCGCGGCGCATACCCAGGATGCACGATGGTCAGCACATCCCCGGACTGAACTGTGTGGAGGTCGAACAGGTCGGCTTCCAGATACGGCGTGGCAATTTCGTATGGGACGGCGCCGGACAGCAACGTACCGCCCATCGTATGAAAGCGCGCGTACTGGTGCCCCATTTCGATGATCATGGTTTGCGTGGTGGAGTAAGTGAATTCCAGCAGGCAGACGCGTTTGGTGGAATCCTTGACCTCGCGGACGTGCGCGAAGCCGGCGCGGTTCTCGACCGGCCCCTGCGGCTTGACGACGAAGTTGCGGCAGAGTGCCAGCCCGCTCTGAAACTTGGCGTCCGCAATCTGACCGAAGAATTCCGGCGTCAACTCGCCGCCGTTGAATGTCGCCTTGTAGGTACGCGTGTTCTCTCCCATTATCGTGCCCCCAGCCACGGAGCCAAGTGGTCAGACTTGCGGCTGCGCTGCTGCGCGGACGACAGTTTCGCCATTGACAGCATGGCCATGGCCTCCTGCTTGCGCGCGCGCCCTACGCTGATGCCAGTTTCCCCTTTCAGGACCGGCCCGGCCAGGTAGCTGGAAAGGTAGACGGCCAGGGTGTCGCGGAACAGTGGCGAAAACTTCGACGTGTCCGTGATCGCGCGCGTGTATCGCACCAGCGCGTCCGCCGTGTTCGAATAGATGACCCCGTTGCCGTTCGCGTCAGATCCGATCTCAAAGCTGCCGCCCCGTGCGTTGTGGCCGATCCAGCAAAGCGCGTCCGGTGCGTACCAGATCCCGTTTTGCCCCATCGCCATCGAGCCGGCGGGCATGATCTCGACGATCCGCAGCGCGTCCGATGGCTTGGCATACGCGTAGGACCACTGCGCGCCAGGTGCAGCGACGGCGGCCAGCGTGCCGTATTGCATGGCAAACGGCCAGTCGAAGAGCTCGAGCAGTGAGTCGCGCGCGATCGGATACCAGCGCGCACAGTATTCAGCCTGCGCTGATCCTTCGGGCGGATCGATGCTGGCCACGGTCGCGCTGTCGCCCAGGTGAGCCAGCGCCAGATTGCAAATATCGACTTCGGATGACATACATTCTCCAAAAAAAGAAAAGGGGCAACCCTTAGTCGCCCCTTTTGTTGAACTGTTGCGCCAGTGCTGGCGATGCGCGGCTTACTTGTTGCGCTTCGTCGACTTGTCCGACTTGTCGCCGGTGGCGTGTTGCTCGGTCTCGCTGATCCCGCTGGTGGCGTCAGCAATCTGGGCGCCGGCCTGCTTGGCAGATGCTGGCTTGCCGTCTTCGTAGATACCCTGATTGCCCTTGTCGGTGCTGTTCGGGGCATGCTCTGGGTCATCTTTGACGCGGGCACCAATGGCGTCGCCCATCTTCACCGAGTTACCGGCGTTGCGGTCAGCAAGGCGTGCTTCCGACTGCGGACGATCGGCCGACGCTTCCGGCTTCTGCTGGCTGGCCATGATGGCGGCCATACCTTCGCTGATGCCCTTGGCGATGGCGTTGGCCATGCGGTTTTCCAGGTCCGTCGACGACTGCTTTTGCTGGTCGATCATGCGCTGCATGAGTGCCGAAGTGTCGCTGATATTGCCGTCTTTGTTGTTGGCAATCATTTCTTCGACGCGGACTTTGTTGCGGTCCTTGTACTCCTGCGCGCGTGCTTCGCCTTCGGCGTCCAGCGGCTCCAGGTTGGTGCCTGGCAGACCCGCGTACAGAACTTCGGCGCCTTCGGCATACAGCTGGTTGTCGATGAGCGACTTCTCTTTGACGCG